CTCGCCGCCGCCGCGCGGGTCGGCGCCGGCGGGGCGAGCGGGCAGGAGCCGACCGGACTCAGTTCCGTGCGGCTCAACCCGGACGGGAGCCTCAAGGGTGGGATTAGCGTCGCGGGCGGTGCGCGAGCAGGCGGGGGCGGCGGCGGGAAGGGCGGCGGGGGCGGCCGTCATAGTCAGGTCAGGGAGCTTACGAAGGCGCTCGAAGAGGCGAAGATTGACGTAGCTCTCGCGCGTTTCCAGTCCAAAGCCGAGGCCATCAGGGACGAGATAGAGGCGAGCGTGCAGGCCGTGCGCGACGGCCTCGAAGATTCGATTTTATCCATCGGCGAAGCCTTCCGACTTGAGGCCGCGCTCGCCGACAAGTACCTCAAGAGTGAACTCGACCGGATCGGCGCGGAGAGGCGGGCGGCGCGTGAGAGGCACGACCTCGCCGTCAAGAACCTCGACCCGAAGCTCACGGCGGAAGAGCGACGGCTTGCCATCGCCGCCGAGGATAAGAAGTTTGCGAAGGAGATAGTCGAACTCGACAGGGAGCGCGACAAGCTCACCCAGGAGACGGTTGATAAAAAATCGGCGCTCGTTCGCGCGGAGGCTCAGGCGCGGGAAGAGTTGGCGCGGTCAATCGCCGACATCGAAGGTCAGCTCGGCGACCTCACTACCTCGCCGCAGGAGCGCATAGACGCGCTGGCCGCCGGCATCGAAGACCGCTTCAAGGACGTGCGCGAGAAGTTGGAGGCGGAAGTCCGCGCGGGCAGTAAGACGGCCGAGGAGGCGCTGGAAAAACTTAAGAAGCTCATCGGCGGCCTCTCCGACCGCGCGAAGTTCGACGTGCTCGCCGGGGGCGCCAGCGACAAGCTCGACGAACTGCGCGACCTCGAAGAGTTACTGTCAATCGGCGTCTCGCAGGGCACGATTAAGAGCAGGGATGCGGCGAAGCGGCGCCTTGAGTTAGAGCGCGAGTATAAGCGGGCACTCCTTGACACCATCTCGGGGCTGGCGGAGATCGCGCGCAGGACTGGCGACCCGGCGCTGGCCGCCGAAGTGCGTAAACTTCAAATCGAATGGGCGAAGCTCGGCAACGTCATCGACGAGACCGCGAAGCGCATCGACGACACGCTCAGGAGCGGCTTAGAGGACACCCTCGTCAGCATTATCACGCGCACCGAGACTGTCGGCGAAGCCTTCCGCAAACTGGCTCAGACCATCCTCGCGGAGATTGCGCGCATCGTCGCCGCCAACCTCGTCGAGAAGATTTTCGGCGGCCTGCTGAACACCCAGAGCGGCAACTCAATCGGCGGCATCCTGAGCGGCATCCTCGGCGGCGGAGGCTCCAGGACTGCGGGCGCAGGCGCGGGGGCACCCGCCGGCAGAGGGCTAGAGGCAATCCCCCTCATCATCAAGAATTTTCAGGGGAGCACGACCGGCGGCCTCGGAAACCTCCGCACGTCTACCGAAGGGGTCAGGGACGAGGTTAAGGGCGGCATAGGGCAGGTCAACTCCAACTTCGGTACTGCGATTGGTCTGCTCGGCAACATCGTCAGCTTTCAAGCAGCCCAGGCGGCGGCGGCAATAACGCAGGTGGTGACCGGCATCGTGAAGATGATCGGCGCGGGCGCGGGCGGCGCGAAGGCGGGCGGCGGGTTCATCCGGGGGACGGGGACGGGCACCAGCGACTCGATTCTGGCGCGGGTGTCGAATGGCGAGTTTGTAATCAGGGAGTGGGCGGCGCGCACGGTCGGGCCGCAGGTGCTTCACTTCCTCAATAACTTCGGGAGACTCCCGACGCCCGACCTGCCGGCCTTCGCGCTCGGCGGCGCCGTGGGCGGAGACTTACTCAAGAACGTCTCGCCGCTCAACCTGGAAGACCTTGAAGGTGAGATAGGAGGGCTGCGCGTCGAGGCTCACTTCCACGGCGTTAAAGACATGAAGAGCTTCCAGCAGAACGAGGCGGCGGTCAAGCGCACCCTCGGCCGCGCCGCGCAGGACGGCCTCCGGCGCGCGAAGTCTCGCCCGAGGTCATAGTTATGTTCCACGAAATCGTATTCAGTTTAAGCGTAGACCGCGCCCTCTCTACCCACGAATGGCTGACGACCATCCTGGAGTTGGGCGACCAGGCCGAGCAGCGCATCCCGCAGGGCACGGACGGGCGGCGGAAGTTCAACGCCTCGCTCGGCGTCCGCTCGCTCAAAGACCTGCAAGACCTCCTCAAATTCCACGCGCTGCGCCACGGCGAGACCTACGGCTTCAAGGTGCGCGACCTCGTTGATTACACCGTCGCGCGCGGCACCGAAGGCACGCTCCAATACACCTACAACGGCGTCACGGCGAGCTTCCAGTTGCAGAAGGTTTACACGGACGCGGCGGCGACGTGGATACGCGAGATTTATAAACCCGAGTCAGGGAGCGTCAAGGTCTATAAGAACGGCTCGCTTCAGACCGTCACCACTCATTACATCATCAACTATGCGACGGGGATTATTACTTTCGTGACCCCGCCGGCGGCCGGCTCCGTCATTGAGTGGGAGGGGCGCTTCTACGTGCCCGTCCGGTTCACGGTCAAGGAGATACCGGCGGCCGAGTTCATCGCCACGATGGAAGAGGCGGCGGACGGCTCGGGCTGGGTGGTGAAGTCGGGCACGTCCGACCTGCCCGAGGTCGGCATGATTGAGATTAAAGACTACATCTGATGCCCGAGAGTGTCGTTAATTTTGTCGGCCCCTACACGGCGCAGAGTCTCATTGACCACATCGGGACTCCGACGCCGACGACGGCCGTCTGCTGGAAGCTCAGACCCGACCCGGCAAGCCCGCTCTACGCCTCGGGTCTGGAAGTGCGCGCCACCTCGCACGACCGGCCGCTCGTCCTTCCCGGCCACGGCTCTGCGTCGTTCCTGCCCGGCGTGGCGGGTATGCCGACGACGATTGACACCGAGAGCGGCCACGAATCGGCGGGGCTTCAATACGAGACCGTCTTCAACTCGGCGGGAATAACGCGCGAATCACTCACGGCCGGGGATTGGGTGAAGGCGCGCGTCGAGATTTACACGGTCAACGTCAAAGCCCTGAACATGGGGCAGCTTATAGAGTTCGCGGGCTTCCTCGGCCGCGCCGACGAAGAGGGCGAACTGTGGAAGGCCGAGGCGCGACCCCTGACCGCCGTCGCGCAGGCGCAAGTCGGGAGGCTCACCTCTGCCCGCTGCACCGTCAAGCGGCTCGGGGATGCGCGCTGCAAGGTCAATCTCAATGCTCCGGCCGTCGGGGACGGGGGCGCCATCCTCGTCAACGGCACTCTGACGCAGGTCGTGAGCGTGACACGCGTCCGCGCCTCTGCGCTTACGCAGACCGGCAACTATTTCGAGCTTCTTAAATTCACGTCGGGGCCGCTCTCGGGGCGGGAGTATGAGGTCAGGGAATACGACCCCGCTAATAAAGAGTTCATCCTCCGCGACCCGATGCACCTGCTGCCGGCGGTCGGTAACACTTTCACCGCGACGCGCAGGTGTAACCGCGACCCGGCCGACTGCGTGCGCATCTACGCGAACATCATCAACAACCGGGGCTACAGGTTTATTACCAACGTCGAGCAGATCAACAAGATTCAGAGGGCTTCCTGATGTCGGAGACAACCGCACTCTACAGGCCGGGACTCGTTACCCGCGACGACATCGTGAGGGTCGCACGCACGCTCAAAGGCGTGCCGTTCAGGCATCAAGGCTCTTATCCCAAGACCGGCCTCGACTGTCGCGGTGTCATCGAGTACATCGCCTTCGCGCTGTGGGGGCGATCTATCCCCGCACGCGAGTACCAGCGCAAGCCCGACGGCGCGGAGTTCCTTGAGAAGATGCGCGCCGAGATGACGGAGATTGACCCGGCGGACGCGCGGCACGGCGACGCGGTGCTGATTCACTTCCCGCGAGACGCCGAGGCGAGGCACGGCGGCGTGCTCGCCGACGGGCCTGTGTTCGCCGCCGACCCTTCCGAGCGGATGCTGATACACGCCTGGGAGAGTCGCGGCGAGGGTGAGGTGAGGGAAGAGCCTTTGCGCGGGTGGAAGCGCAAAAACATTGATTACGCCTTCCGCTTCCCCGGCATCAGTTAGGAGGTAGACGAGTGGCCGCAGCAGTTCCCTTACTGATTCAGGTCGGCATCGCCGCCGGTACTTACGTGGCGTCGTCCCTGCTCGCGCCCAAGCCGAAGCTCAACGCCGTGGACAAGGGGCGCTTCGACGACATACGCATCACGACGGCGGAGGAGGGCGGCTTCATCCCCCTGTGCTTCGGCCAGCGCGCGCGGCTCGCGGGTAACATCTTCTGGGGCACGGTCACGCGCGAGTACGTCTCGCACACCGAAGGCCGGACGGGAGGGAAGGGCGGCAGCGCGCAGCAGCCGACCCCGCCGACTAACACTTACAGTTATAAAAAGTCGTTCGCCATCATGGTCTGCGCGACGCCGGTCAAATCCTACCGGCGCATCTCGGAAAACTTAGAGACGATTTACAACACCCTCGGCTCGGAGCTGCGTGAGGACTTCTACGAGGCGGAGAATCACGTCCTGGCCGGGGGCGCTTCCGCAGTCGTTGACGGCTCCTGCTCGGGCGGGCAGGCGGTGCGTCTCGCGGCCTCGGGGCAGTATGTCGAGATCGAAGTGACGGCGCTCTTCGCCGGGCTTCACACGGTCGTCATCTTCTACAAGGCGTCCGCCCCCGCGCAGGTCTATCTGAGCACCAACGGCGGCAGCGAAACCCTTGTGAGCCTCCCGGCCTCCGGGGGCGACCCCATAAACGTGACGGCGACCCTGCAACTGAGCCGGGGGCTTAACACCATCAAGTTTCGCGGCGGCACGGGCGCGGCCGACCTTGACCGCATCTATGTCTCGGGCACCGGCTCGCCGCCCGAGTTCGACCCGCCCGAAGTCACCAACCTGATAGACACCACCGCCAGCTTCCCCGCAGACGCGGATGACCCGACGCCCTTCTACAACACCGTCCAGACCTTCGACGCGACCGGCTATTTCGAGGGCTTCACCACGGCGGGCGGTCAGGCGCGGTTTGAACTCTTCGCGGGCAAGGAGACGCAGCCACAGTCCGCCATCATCGTCGCCGTCGAGGGCGCCTCGGAGACGCCGGCCTTCCGCGACGTGTCTTACTTCGCCACCGAGGACTATCTGCTCAAGGAGGGGCAGCTCGGCAACTTCGTCTTTGAGATTGAGCCGGAGATTCAAGACCTCGACGCAACGCTCCTGTACCTCTACACGCTCGACGGGAAGGTCACGGCGGCGGATTGCGACTTCTCGCTGCTGGCTGGGCGAAAGATTTCCGGCCTCGTCATCGACCACCGCGCTCCGCTCTCCGAAACCGTGACCGCGCTTGAGGCGTGGTTTAATTTCGACATCGTTCCGAAGGGCGGGAAGATAACGGCCATCCCGCGCGGCGGGGCGGTGGCGGCGCGACTCTACGAGCGCGAGCTGCGCGCGCACCTCTTCGGCGAGGAGCGCCCGCTCGCGGCCGTGAAGGTCGCGCACGAAGACCCCACGGACTTGCCCGGCGAGGTGGATGTCGTCTACCTGGACTCGTCGCCCTCGAAAGACTTCCACAGCGGCAACCAGACCGCGCAGAAGATCGTCGGCTTCTCATTCGACAAGGAGACTCTGACCTTCCCCATAGTCGGCGACCCGGACACCGCCCACGCGGTCGGGATGCGCTACCTCGACGCCCGACACCTCGCGGCGAAGCCGGCGGAGCTGGTCTGCGGCTTCGGCAAGCGGCACTTTATCCCGACCGATATCCTCGAAGTAGAACTCGAAGACGGGACGCTCTACACCTACCGCGTCGGCTCGAAGCAGGCCGACCTTCAGGGGATGGTCAAGTTCGGCGCCGTGCCCGAGCGCGCGTCAATCTACGCGCAGGGCGGCGCGGGCGTCTCGGGCAGGGGCGGCGACGTGCTGCTCATCCGTCCGCCGGCAAACACCCTGCTCGTCGTCGCGGACTGCGTGCCGATTCGTCAGGAGGATTTGGGGAGGCTTATCGTCTACGGCGCGGCCTGCCCGCGCGGCGTCGGCTACTGGCCGGGCTACCACCTGAACAAGAAAGACCAGAACGGCGAGGCCGAGCGCGTCGGCGGATTCGAGACGGCGGCGACTATCGGCATCGTCGAGACGGCCTCCCAGAGCGCGGCGAAGTTCGGCTTAGAGGCCGCGCGCTCCTTCGTGGTGAAGCTCTATAACGGCTCGCTGGAGTCTCGCACCGAGGAGGAGGTCAGAGCCGAGCGCGTCAACCTCGCGCTCTACGGCTCGGGCAACCGTTGGGAGGTTATCCAATTCCTGACCGCGACGCCGCAGGCGGCCTCGGCGCCCTTCGTCGCTCAGTACCTCGTTACGGGTGTCGTCTCTGGCCTTTACGGCACCGAGGTCTTCTCGGCCAACCATCAGGCGGGCGACTACTTCGTCCTCTTCGACGGCGCGGTCGCGTCCTTCCCGATGCGCCCGGCCGACGTAACCCAGACCTTCGACTTCATCGGTCAGACGGCCGGGCAGGCGCTCGGCGACGCCGAGGTCGCGGGCGTCTCGACGCTCAACTTCCAGGGCAACTCGGCGAAGCCGCTGGCCGTCTCCCGCGTCGAGTTGGACGACGAGACGCAGCTCGCGCCGAGGGATTCGGCCGGCTCGATCCTCATCGCGCCCGACCCGCGCACCAACCCCGAGATTGTCGGCGACGAGTACCTGATCGACTACCTGAGCGACGACCGGAGCACAATCATTCACTCGGACTCCTTCGGCGAGGAGCAGGAAGTCCCGGCGCTCTTCAAGTCCACGGCGTCGCTCTATTCGGGGGCGGGTGCTAACAAATACGTCAACGTCTCGGGCAACACGCTCTCGGGGACGGGTGACGATTCTGTCATCGGGCCGAGCGGTTCCGCGCGCGCGCGCTCGCTGCAACGCATCCTGAAGGCGGGGAACTACGTCGAGGCGACGTTGAAAGCCGGCTCGACCTTCGCCTCCGACTCGGCGCAGGTCGGCCTCATCAGCGAGCAACTGGATTGGACGAACCCCGGCACCGGCGCCGACTACGTGAAGACCGACTATCTCGTCAGGCTTTTCTACTCGGGCGGGTACAATCTCGCCGTCTCGGTCGGCGGCACGACCATCTACACGCTCACGACGAACGTCTCCGCCGCCGAACGGGTGCGCGTCGTGGTCGCGGGTTCCGTCGTCAGGTTCTATCGCTACTTCCTGGGCGCGCTCATCTACCTGTGTGAGACGCCGGTCGCGCCGTCTTTCCCGCTCCGCGTCTGGGCCCGCATCAGCTTCCTTCAGAGCGGCGTTACCACCGCCGTCGAACAGGTAATGTTGACGACGCGGCCGAAGCCCGTCACTAGCTTCACCGCCGCGCAGCAGCAGCTCTACTACGGCGGTCTGAAGGCGCCGGTACAGGTTCGCATTTACCAGCACTCGGGCGTCCGTGAGATCGGCTACGGGTTCGCTTGGGAGGGGGCAATATAAGCCATGAGCAACACGCAATTTCTACAGGAGCCGGAACCGCTCGACAGGGAGCAGAACCTCGAAGGCTTCCTCAAGCTACGGCTGCAAAGCCTTGACCGAGCCGTCGCGGGTTACGTGTCCGTCTCGCTGCAAGGGCTGACCGGCAACGTAGACCTCTCGCCGCCTCAGGCGAAGTACAGGGTCGTGAAGTTGACGGGGGCGCCTTCGGGCGCCGTCAGCGTCCGCATCCCCGCCACGACCGGCGCGAACGCGGATATTATCTTCGTCAACACCTGCACCGGCTCTAGTTCCACCGTGACGCTCAAGAGCACGGGCGCGAACGCCGGCAACTCGTCGGGCGTCTCGCTCGCCACGGGTAAGACGCGGCACGTCAGGCACGACGGGGAGAGCGTCTACCCGGTGGCGCCCGAGCAGGCGACCACGCCGAGCACGCTGACCTCTAGCCTCGTCGCCTACTACAAACTTGACGAGTGGGCGGGGATGCGACTGGACTCGGTCGGCACCGGCCACCTGACCGACAACAACACCGTGACGCAGAACCCCGGCAAGCTCGGCGCGGCGGCGCAGTTCACGGCCGCAAATTCCGAATACCTGTCCGTCGCCGACAACCCGGCGCTCTCGATGGGTAACATCGAGTTCACCGTCTGCGCGTGGGTGTACCTCGACAGCAAGACGGCGGCGCGCACCGTCTGCGCCAAGCGCGGCGTCGCCGGCGTGAGCGGCGGCGAGTTCTCACTCGTCTACGACAACTCGGCCGACCGCTTCCTCTTCTCCGTCTTCGACTCGACGACGGGTGCTAACACCGCGACGGCTAACATCTTCGGCAGCCCCTCGACCGGCACCTGGTACTTCCTCGTCGGCATGGTGGAAGGCGGGAACGTGAAGATCAGCGTCAACGGCGGGGCGTTCAACACGACCGCGAAGACCGTCACCATCCCCGACTCCGCACACCCCTTCTACATCGGCGCGCAGCAGCCGACGCCGACCTTCTTTTGGGACGGGAGGATTGATACCGTAGGTATTTGGAAGCGGGCGCTGACGGCCGCCGATCTCACGGAGCTTTACAACGGCGGCGCCGGTAAGGAGTACCCGTTCTAGGGGCAGCGCTCGGCCACGAAGGAGGTCGAGAAGGTAGACCTGCGGGTGCTGGAGAAGATTTGCCACGCCCTTGAGTGTGAGCCGGGCGAGCTACTCAGAGTGATGAGTAAGAGCCTGCGTCCTATAATACTCATTATGTTCGAGAATGAATTGTGATTCACCAACTTTTGAGAGCCTGATAACTACATCTTGTGGTCAGGTAGCGGCTGAAAAGTTCTCTAACCGACCACAGAAGTAGTTAATGGTCTGCCACAAGATATGGTGGTCATAAAGTGGCTGCGAAATCACTCCGGCGCAGCCTAGATAACTCCAATACTCCGGTACCGGAGGTATCCCCATGGGTATCCCAGCTATCCCAGCGCACCCTTGGCGCATAGGCACCCGCTGGCGCTGCGCCACCCCCTACCGCTCCGGTACCCCATACCTGACAGGTAGCCCCTCCAGCCGGCAAGGGCTAGAGCCTCTAGAGGAGGTGGCAGAACCGAATCCGCTGTGGGGTGAGTGGCGTGCGTGGGGTAGGAAGAAAGCCGCCGCGGCGGCTCCCTAGCCGTCCGGGTGGCGGCCTAGATCGTGCCATCAAGGGGGGAGAGTTTGTCGAATGAATCGAGATATTGATTGCTATGTTTAGCAGTTGGAATATAAGCTACGGCTTCTCGCGGTAAACACTCAGCAGAACCTCAGGAGAAACCATGGAAGACCCAGATAAAGAACTGGAATCGTCGGCATCAACGGATCAGGGCAATCGCGCGCCTGCTGGCGGTGCGGAGGGGAGAATCGACCTTCAGTATACGCAGCCCGGCGGCCGTGTGCAGAGGACGAGCCTGACACAGTTCGCCCTCGTTAACCAATACGATGCGCATCATCGTATTTGGAGGTCGGAAGGAAGGGCTCGCGATAGACGAACTGAATATATTATGCAAGTCGCGTGTGACGTATCAAATCGAATCTTGACCGTCACGTTGAACAGTTACGTGTTTACGGCCCCTAGCACGCATATGCACGCTGTACTTTTCAATGCAGGAAGAACCCTCGAAATAGGCTTCCTGAGAGACACCGAAGCGCACACCGATACCCCAGGGGACCAGTATCTAATCGGGAGGAATTCTCGTTTGAAGCTTTCCCTCTGATCGCCAAGCCGCTTCCTAGAACCGCACCTCGCACGAGTGTTAGATGCTTGACGGATGAACGGCGTAGTAGGTCAGGACGCCCCCGGCACTGCCGGCCGAGTAGCTGCGCGCCGAAAAAAGAAGAGGGGCGAGCCCCCGAAGAGGCCCGCCCCCGATGGTGTCAGAGATGCCGACGACGCGTACCGTGAAGCCCTGTCCCTTAATAGGTGCAGGGGGCTGCAAACCCCTCAGCAGTCACCGTGCCGCTGCTATCAGTCACCTTGAAAATGACGAGCGAGGTTCCCCGATCGGTATTGCAGGGGGCGGTCATGTAGGCTGCCGTGGGGGAAGACCAGCCGCTGGTGGTCGGCACCGGAGTCCATGTAGCAGTGTAACTGCCCGTGCCCCCGCTCACCACGGCGTGACAGCTAACTTTACCCTGCCCGATGTACCAGCAATCCAGGTAGTCCACCGACAGCGCGGTTCTGGCGGCGGCGGGGCCCGGCGAGACGCTCAGCAGCGCGACGACCGAGATCATGAGGAGGACGAGGAGTCGAACCCAGCGAGTGTTGAGCATTGTGTTCTCCTATAGAGATAGAGGTAGAGGTTAGAGTGGATGCGGAGTGAGGTTAAGGCGCAGGGAAATCTTGCATGACGTGTCCGGGGTTGTCAAACCGCCCGGCTCGCCTCCTTTCTCCTGTGCGGGCAGCGCCCCGTTGACACCACGCACCTCCGGTCGTATCGTTCCCCCGTCACGGCCCCTCAACCTCATCGGCTTATGCTACTCACGACGAAGGAGAACATCATGCTGAAACGACTCACGCGCAAACTCATCACACTGTCCGTGCTCGTCGTCGCCCTCGCGGCCGTTTCGTCCGCTCCCGCCTCGGCTACGAGCTTTAACTGGGAATGCTATCAGGCACTCGACCCGAATACGGGGGAGTGCGTTATAATTTGCTGCGATGGTTCATGGTGCGACGGGACCCCCTGCCCAACCTAGAAGGCTTCCGCGAAAGAGCCTAGAGAGGGGCGGGGCTTCGGCCTTGCCCTTTTCTCATTCCCGGGCGTACCATTTACGCATGAGCGAAGACCCCACCCACAATCTGGAAGAGAAGTACGACACGAGGCCGATGCTCGAGACGATACTCAGGGAAATGCGCGCCGGGTTCGAGCGCATAGACGCCCGGCTCGACCGCATTGAAGCTCAGCTCGACCGGACGACGAGCGTCGCCCACGAAACGCGCGCCGAGGTGCGCGAACTGAAGGGGCAGCTTAAAGAACACTTCCCGTCGTTGATTAAGTAAGCGCCAAAAACATACCCGACTCCCTCACGTCATAAGATTACGCGAAGCCGGGTGGAGGGAAAGGCGAGTGAGTGTGCCTGAACCGACGCGCGACGGTGTGGAGCTGGCGCGGACCATGCTGGCAGAGGAGGGTGACCCGCTCGCCAATTACTTGGGGCTCATCGTCGGGCGGGTGATGAGTCTGAACTACGACGGGCTCGCCGCGATCTTCGACGAGCGCCGCGACGAGTTCGAGGCGCGCGGGGCGGGCGACCTGTTGCGGAAGATTCAGGCCGACGTTGACAACCTCTTCTCGGGATTCATCAACGTCGGCGGGGGGTGAGAAGTAGCCCCCTATCTGTTTCTTCACCGCCCGGTCAGAAATGGCCGGGCTTTTCTGTAGAGGGGCGGGCGCGTGCCGGTGACACGTGCCCACCCCGTTCACCGTCTCGCCCTACTGAGCGTCCCCTTTTCGCAGCGCCTCAAGCTCGCGCCGCATGGCCTCATACCTGAACTCGTCAACGCGCGGCAGGGACGAGACGAGCCGGTCTTCGATGGCCGACGAAAAGCTCTCGCGCTCGCCGGCTTCGATGTAGGTGAAGGCGTGGACGAGCAGCAGGAGCCGCGCGACCTGTTCGGCGTTCCCGGCGCTCGTGATGCTCTCCGCGAGGTCTGCCGCCTCTTCAAACGTGAGCGGGTTGCTCCCGCGCCAGTCGGGTTGCTTCGGCATCACGCGCCCCCTTTCTCGGCGCGCGCGGCCCGCAACGCGCGCCGCCTGTCCGTCCCGGTCAACGCTTCGACGCGCGCAGCCGAAGGGACGAAGGGCGGGGCGCTGAGAACGTCGCACGCCACCGGGAACAGCGCCTTGACCGCCGCCGGGTATTCGATGAAGTGCCGGAGCGCGACGCCGCAGACCTCTAGGGCGTAGGCGCTAACCGCGTCGTAAACCTCCGGCGGCGTCGCGGGGTCACTCAGCACGGCGGCGATGTTGTGCGCGACGCGGGCGACCTCGCCGCGCGCCACGTCTCCGCGCGGCCTCCCGCCTCCCATACCTATCTCACTCAGTGTCGCCAGTTCGGCGGCCGTGTATTCCGTCAGCCGATACCCGCCCGCGACCAACGTGCGGCGGCGGGCGAAGTCGTCTGCCCACTCGCGCGCGGCGGCCTTGCCCTTCGCGCTGCGCCTCTGTACTTTCTTCGTAGTCATTAGTTGCACTTCCCTTCTAAGTTGTGGACTTTGGCCGAAGGGGCGGGCGGTGTGGAGCACTACCCGCCCCCGCATCTCTACACGCCCACGACGGACGCGCGCACCTCTTCGGCCGTCGCGTCATCGTTCAACGCCTCCCGCAGCGTCTCGAAGATTGAGAGGAACTGTTCCGGTACGCCGTCGCAGTTCTTCGTCATCTCCAGGAGCGTGAGCGGCAGCATGACGCGCACGACGGCGGGCGTCGTCCACGACACGTTACTGCCGTCGAGAATGTCGTCCGTGAAGACGGCCCCGAACGCGTGCCGGAAGGCGTCGGAGCAGTTCGGGTGCTCAAGCGTGCGGCAGAGCATTTCCACGGACGCGAGCCACTTGCGGAGGTCGCCGTCCGTGACGGCCCTATCTCGCATCCGGCCGGGCAGCGTGACGACCATGTGAACGTCTCCGGGTCGCGTCTCGTCGTAGACGACGGCGAGGCGGGAGAGCGCGAACGGGTTGTTGTGGTGGTTCTCGTAGTGGGCGAGCGCGGCGTCGAAAGCCTTCCGCGCGTATTCGACGGCGTCGGTCTTGAACGCCTCGGCGGCGTCCGGCCTCTCGGCCGGCTTGCCCTTGCGGCTCGCGCCGCGCTTCTGTACCTTCTTGGTGGTCATCTACTTATCCCTTTCGTTGGTAGGTTGTTGGCCGTGAGCCGTTGGCGTGCCTGTAACACGCTGGCGGCTCGTTTCCCTTCTGGCCCTGCGTTCGGTCGGAGGTGAATTCGCTCCGCCGAATGGTTAACTTGTGCGTAAGTCTAACGCGAGAGAAAGGGAAAGTCAAACTAACAATTACTCTTGCGTAAACTTTTCTTTGGCGTTAGACTTCCCAGCCATGAGTGCAACACTTACGACCAAAGAAGCAGCCGAGCGCCTCGGAGTTTCGCCAGCGCGCGTGCGTCAACTTGTACTTTCGGGCGAACTGCCGGCTGAAAAGTTCGGCCGTGACCTGATGATTAAAGAAGGTGATTTGAAGTTGGTCGCGGATCGCCCGATAGGTCGGCCGCCGAAGGCGCAGACCAAGAACACAGCAAAGAAAGGCAGTAAGAAATGAGCAGACAGCCACTTTCACCACCAGCAGAGCTAGACCTCGAAGACATAGCGGAAGGAATCACCGCTGTGCTTGATGGCCAAGACGCAATACTGAAGATGCTATGGTCGATACGAAGTGGCGTTAATGCGTCTTTCTTGGATGACTCCGATTTTCAGGTCATTAATATGCGGCGCAACTTCGCGCGGAACAATTTGAGAGTCAAGTCCGCTGCCGCAAAGGCAAAGAAAGGCGGGAAGAAGTAAGTTACGACTCCTGTGAAGTGAATAGAATGAAAAAGTCAGAACAAAAGTTGCTACGTAAATCCCTGAACAAGATTCTTCCTAGGGATAGAGTTTCGCGGGAGGAACTAATTGGTAAAACTCCGCAGGAGCGGACAGATATACTTCTAGACCGCCTTGTGACTCCCGAGCAACAAGAGCGCGCAGGGCGCTATATGAACCGGACATTAGTGAGAATCTCTCTGCGAGAGGCACCCTCAGACGATGTGCCTCCCATAGATAAGATCAAGCTCTACGCCCGCTCCGGCTACCACCTGCACCACATCGGCACGGATGAGGACTTCGAGCAAGTGTGGGAAGAGGCATTCCCTGAAGAGAAAGGCGGGAAGAAGTGAGCGGTGAGGAGATTAAATTGGCTGATGTGAGATACAAGGCGGCGCGCGAGCTGCGATAGGAAAGACCATTGTTCGAGTCTGAAGAAGAGAAGAGAGTCAAATTTCTCTCCCGCATTACCGATGAGGCGTATGAGCTTGCGATTCGGCTCGGCGTTTCAGAGGCTGCGGAGGGGGGAAGCGAGAGCGACCTGTACGCCCTCGAAAAGCTGTACCGCATCCGGCTCATGGCTGTGCGGCGGATGATACGTCGCTGGAATGCTTCCACCGAAGCCGATATAGAGTTTAGGAAGACCGACGAGCAGAAGGCCCGGGACGCGCGCCACGCAGAACTGACCGAAATGTTCATGCGCGAGAAAGGGATGTCGCGGGTCGATGCGATGGTCGCGGCGTCGGGCGCCATGTACATGGAGGTCTACAGCAAAGACAAGGACGACGATCTCGCTAACTAACGTCCCCGAGTACGACGGGCGACGAGGAGGGCAGTTACAGTGGAACTAGAGCTTGGAGAGTATGCGCGGTGGATTCTCGTCGAAAGCCCCGATGACTTCGACTGGGAAGAAGTGAGCTATGACGGGCACGGGTACGTCATCCTGAAGGACAGAAGCAGGCTCGACGTGAAACCGGATTTGTATCGGGCCGAGCGAGAGGCATGGAACGCAGAGCGGCATAGTAGATAGCAGTCTTAATGTCACTAACGTCATACTCGGCGAAGGTTTAGAGGGTTATGGACGAAATAGCAACTCAGAAGTTCGTAAAGGAAGCAGTCTCACAATTCGTAGAGCTATGGGAAGATATTCCTGAAGCCCAACTAATCAAGCGCGACTCCAATCACTTCTTAATTGTTAAACCAACCTCTCTAATAAAAGAACTAAATGATGCCATACCATACGCAACGATACACATAAACTTAGAAGAGTTGTCCAGGCATTTTTTAAAGTCCGGGTCTATCGGGGAGCCAAGTATAGATAAAAGGTACATTGCTAAATTACAGATTCACGACATGCTCCGTACGGCTGAACTTGCCCCTAGCGTCTTCTCCTATTTCCTTAATTTTCTAGAGATATTGACGCTCCGAGAAGGTTTGGAGTCCCTATTAGGGTCTTTATCTGAAGACTCAAAGACAAAACTTGCAGAAGTTGCTGAACGCCTATTTCAAGTCATGTTGCAGCACTATAAGCTTCTGAAGGAGACAAAGCCCGGAGCCTCAAGTGTTATTACTGATTTTGAAGCGCTTGAGGTCTTCCGCAAATCTAGGAATAGAGTGCTTTCCAAACGCCAATTAGCAAAAGAGATGCAAACAACTCCGGCTACCGTGCGTAGTTGGCTTCACAGAAAGGGATTCAAATCATCTGAAGAATTGCTGGATGATCTTTTAAAGCGTATTCACACTCTAATAGACAATGCACGGGAGGGTGAGAAGTAAGTCGCTTTAGTTAGTGTTAGCCGCAGCCCGGTATGACCAAGAGCACAGTGTTAAGTAGAAGCTGAAAAGTTATGGACGAAGAGGCAATCCAGAGGCTTGCGAAGAACGTAGTAGTGACGTTTCTAGTGGATTGGAAAGACACGCCCGAGGCGCAGGTGGTTAAGCGAGACGGGGCACATTTCTTGATCGTGAAGCTAGACTCACCGTTCTCTGCTGCGTTACATATCAATCTGGAAGAGAGATGCGAGCATGAGCTAAAACATCTCTACGAAGTAGTCGGGACGGAAGAAAGTGCGGACGATACTACTGACCTTATTTATAGTCTCGTCTATCGCCTACCACAGGAACTAACTTACATAACTAGAAGCGTGCCCGGTCTCTTCATCTACAGTCTTCATCTGCTGGACTTGTTAGCGTACCGTGAGCGCCTACGATCTGTATCAGAGTCTTTAACTCAAGGCAGACGGGAAAGGACTGAACTAGTAGCCAGAATATTAACTCAAGGGTTATTACTGGCGCATGGCTTAACAGAGAGAAAGAAGCCGGGAGCATCAAGTGTCATCGATGACGACAAAGTACTTGATATTTTTCTTAGACTCCAAGGTGACGTGCCTTCAATCCGTAGGTTAGCAAAAGAACTAGAAACCGAACCTGCCACCGTGCGTAACTGGCTTCGCAAGAAGGGCTACAACTCGCCTAAAGAATTAGCAGACGACGTAGTAAATTCAAATTCCAACTCAAAAGTAGATTTCTTTCTAAAAGTCAAAAGGTTACTTACTAAAAGTCAAAAGGGAACAACGGAAAGAAAGCAAAGGGGGAGGGTAGAAATTAAGCCCTAATCCTACCCGGGTAGAATTAACCTCGAATTATTACCTGGGTAGGATTAGGGCTTAATTTCTACCCAATTGACAGGATTTAGATTGGCGTTAGACTGCGATTACAGAAGCGGCGGGTGTGGCCCTGGAAAGTCAACACCCGCCGCGAGTCAAACCAGGACTTTTGACAGCCCCGGCTCGTTTGCGAGTGTAGCGAGAACCGACCCGGGGCGCAACAGCCATGAAGGCCGCCCCGTGATGGCGCTCTCTAGTAGGGCGTCGGCTGAGCCGTAGGTTTAGGTTTCTCGCGCACCGCTTTGCGTGAGATGGCAGGGCGTTCGTCGTCGGGGGTCACGGCCCGACGGCGGACGCCTTTTGCTTTTGACGGCGGCCGGTATCACGCATGAAAAACCCCTTTCAGAACGGTTCGCTACGTTACGTCGAGGCGAACGGCGTCCGCTTTACTCGATCCGTCTGCGGGTACTGCGGTCTTCCCTGTGTCTACCTGGGGGAGGCCATCCGCATCGACTTAGCCGAGGGCGGCTTCCAAATCCTCCACGTCTGCCTCCCCTGCCGACGGCACCTGTGTTTAGACCTGCGGGGGTTATCGGACGCCGAAGTAGACCGCCTCGGATATCCCAGCGGGTATCCCAGCGGGTATCCCAACCGCTCGCCGAGAAACGAGCGCCACCTCGAAGAAGTGCACAGCCGGTGGGAAAGGAGACGTGCAGCGTAATGGCTCAGCCCGCCACGGCCTTCACGAAGCAGGACGCGAAGAGGGACCGCCAGACTTACCAGCGGCTCGCCGGCATCGTTGACCGCCTCCTGCACCGTGACATCCAACGCCTCGACGAAGAGACGGCGCGGAAGTTCTTCAAGTCGTCGGTCTTCGCCACCATCCACAGCCTGCACGGATTCCTGAACGGCCGCGAGGTCTCGCACGACAGGCCGGTGATGAAGGCTCACAAGTTCGTCGTCGAGCACTTCGGCTACCGCGGCGACCGCGAGAACGACGCGGCCGTCGCGCGCTTCATGGCGCGCCACCTCTCGGGGCTGGCCGACGCGGAGAGGGCCGTCGGGCACCGGTACGTCACCGTCCGCCGCGCCGACAATCAGACCCAGCTCTTCACCAGCTACGAGGGCACACCGCTGCTCGACGCGGCCGAGTGGGTCTACTTCACGGCGCGGCAGAAGCCCGACTACTGGAAGAACCCGGCGGCGGCCGTGACGGACGATTTGCTCGACGCCGCGCTCGCCAAACTCCCCGAGGTCAAGACGCGGGACGACTCCATGCCGTGCGGTCATGCGCCCGAATCCGGCGAGTGCGACGAGTGCGTGCCTAAGACCTTCTGCGGGCATCCTTCGGGGTCGGGCCAGTGCGAAGAGTGCGAGAAATGGGAGGCGGGCGACCTGATGAACGATTCAGTCGTCAAGGGCATGTGGACGAAGATAATAAACGCCGCCGAGCGGGCGTTAATCAAGGAGTTCGATTCCGGCGCGGACCCGGAGCTGGCCGCCGCCAAACACGCCGCGAAGATTATCGAGATGGGCAAGCATATCAAGGAGAAGCTCGCCCGCGAGCGGCTTCGGGCGGCGATGATGCCTGCGCGGCGACATGACGAGGAGGACGAGGACACGCAAACGACGCACAGTGGTAAAGAAAGTGTTACCTCAAACGCGGGGGGTACCCCTGACAAATTTGTCAGGGTACCCGATGATTATGTAGTTGAACCGGTTGAGGTTACTGAACCGGCCGCAGAGGATTTACCCGAAATTCAGCGCAACGCGCTCGAATACGCGGCGGCGGGGATCGCCGTCCTCCCGCTGTGGGGGGTCGCGGACGCGATTTGTGATTGCCCCGCGGGTTCGGAGTGCCGGACGGCCGGGAAGCACCCGCACAGCCAGCTCGCCCGGAACGGCGTCTACTCGGCTACGATCGACGGGCAGGTCATACGCGGCTGGTTCAAGAAAGACCCGCGGATCAACCTGGGGGTTGCGATGGGCGGCGCCCTCAACCTCATCTGCGTAGACATAGACCCGCGCAACGACGGCGACGCCTCGTATTCAGATTTGATAGACGCCCACGGCGAAGACGCCTTTCCCGAGACGTTCACCGTGAAGACCGGCGGGGGCGGCTGGCACCGCTACTACAGGCTCCCCTACACCATCAAAGCCGAGAAAGGCGAGCTAAAGGGAAAGCTCGGCCCCGGCATCGACATCAAAGGCGCGGGCGGGCAGATAGTCGCGCCCGGCTCAGTTCACTCAAGCGGCGCTTCCTATCAGGTCGAAACTAACGCCTACATCGTGGAAGCCCCGGAGTGGATGGTAAACGTCCTGCTCAAGTCGGCGTCCGGCGAGAAGCCCGAGGTCGTTGTTGACTTTCAGGCGCACAGCGACCGGAAGCGCGCGGGGGTGGGCGGCCCAATCATCGTCGAGGGCGAGCGCAACGAAAGGCTCTTTAAGGTCGGGTGCGCGCTGTGGGGCAAGGGCGAAGTGGGGAGCCGGGGGGAGTTGTTACAGCGCCTCTCCGAAGTGAACCTCAAAAGGGTGTCACCCCCGCTCGACTCGGATGAGGTTTGGAAGATTGTTGAGAGCATAGTGAGCCGCTACGCCCTAGGCGTGCCGATTAAGGAAGGTGCCGCATGACCGCCCGCTTCTTCACTTCCTCGATAATCGGTTGTGCCTAAAAATAGTCCCTTGCCCAACGGAACGGAAGTCTTCCCAACAAAAGGTGAGGCCGCGCACGCCCCTCGCCAAGCTTCCGGCTAAACCAAAGCTCTCCAAAAAAAAGAAAGAAGCGGCGAGGGGTGGCTCGCCGCTCTCTCGGGGTCTGGATTCTACGGTGCTACCTGACTGGCGCAGGGGCCGCCCGTCGTGTCGTGAACGCACCAGTAGTAACAGGTCTTATCGGCACCGCAATAGTCGGCGCAACATTTGCTGGCCACCATAGCTGGACCGTCGTCGTCAAAGGGAACAACGGACAGTAATGCGACGAGCATCGTGAGCAAGACGAGTCTCTTTTTCATTGAGGGCTCCTTTTGAGTGCTGAGGGTTGATGGGAGGCCGACGGAGTTGAGGCCGTCAACCGTGAATCGCCATACCCGGGCAGCTTAATTGTGGTCGCCGCCCCTGTCAATCTTTTACGCGAAGGACGATCGGCGTGAGGGTTCTGCCTAGCGAAACAATTTCCTGCCCAACAGAACGCCGGTCAGCTTGTCCCGTTAGGCAAAGCCGGTCGAGCCGTATCGCCGCCATACAACAGGCTGCCCGTTGACAGCCCTCCCCTCCCGGCGTATCGTTACCGCGTTCCTCGGTTGCGTTACGGTCCCTCAACCTCAACGGCTCCAGGCCACTCACGACGAAGGAGAACACCATGCTGAAACATCCCGCGGGGCGACTCGCCCGCCGCCTCTCCGCCCTGTTCATGCTCGCCGCCGCCCTCACGACGCTCCTGTCAAATCCCGTTAGCCACCAAGCCGAGGGTTGGGCGGGCACTCCCGACTGGCCGCCGTGCTGTGGGTATACGTGTTCTCTGTCAATAGACGATGAGACGCAACAGTGCGTTATGACTTGCTGCCGGTGGCCGTCAGGCTGCATGACGGGCCCTTGCAGTCCAGAAGTGGAACCGTAGGGCCCGATGACCCGGCGGCCGCGCTCCACGTGCCGATGCTGGGCGCGGCCCGACATCACAGAGCCCCACCTCTCATGTCACCGGTGACACCACAGACCTCTGGTCCGTAGTGTCAGGGGCCGGATAGAAGTAAATGGGGGGGGCGGTACCTTCTGCGGTACCGCCCCCCCCTCACCTTGTGCCGAAGCGGCCCCTACTGGCAGTAGAACAGGTCGGAGTAGTAGCCGGTCTCGCCGTTAGCGTCCGTCACGGTCACGGAGATGGTCCTGCTGATGCCGGAACATCCGATGCGCAGTGACTGCCCGCTCCCAGTAATCGGCGACGGCCCCCACGCATAGGTGTAAGGGGCCGTGCCCCCGTACACCTCGGTCGTACAGCGCAGTTGATCGTAGGCCAAGCCTATACAGTCTATACTGACGATTGGGCCTGTCCGGGCCTCGACAGGTTTGACCGGGGCGGCCAGCGGCGCGAGGGCGACGAACGCGAGGGCGAGCGCCAGAATCAGTTTATAACGCATTGTGAGTCTCCTTGGTGAAGCGGACGTTAAACGAATGAGGTTGAGGGCCTCGCTTTAAAGGGAACGCGGGAACGATACGCCCGGCGGTGGCGGGTGTCAACGATTAACCTTCCCCTCCCGAGCCGCCCGTCTCTCTGCTACACTCCGCACTAAAGGCGACCATAGTACACGGCCGCTTAGTCTCAGGAAGGCAGGAAGCTATGACCAGAACTTTAACGGCGACGATCTGGCGCGAGACGGACGGCTACGTCTCCCTCTGCCCCGAACTCGACATCGCCTCACAAGGGGATACGGTCGAGGAGGCGCGGGCGAACCTCCAGGAGGCGGTGGACCTCTTCTTCGAGGCGGCGGACGCCTCCGAGGTGGCCGAGCGTCTGAAGCCCGAGATGTACGTCACTTCGCTGGAGGTCAACGTTGGGGAGGCTGCGTAGGCTCTCGGGGCGCGAGGTCTGCGCCATCCTCGCCCGCCACGGCTTCGCCGAGGCCCGCCAGCGCGGGAGTCACGTGGTCATGCAGAGGAGGACGGACCAGGGGACGGTGACCGTGCCGGTACCCCTCCACAACGAGCTGCGCACCGGCACGCTCCACTCCATCATCAGGCAGTCGGGGGTTCCGCGGGCGGAGTTCGAGACGGAGTAACACCTTCCCCGTCAACGGAGATGTCCCACTTTTGGGCACGCCGGCCTGAAATTCCCTCTCAAATCTTCTGACGCGAGTCTCTGACGCGGAGGCCGTTTTTTGACCTCTCTGACGCGCGTAACCCTCACGCCTAGAATCACTTACAGCCGAAAATTTTCGCGTCAGAGACTCGGGATGTTTTTTATTTCTTGTAAGTTAAAGCAAATACAAGACTTATGGCGCTAAAAATCCGCGTCAGAGAGCCTCGCTATTTTAGTTGTAATGCGTTAGAAAGTTCTGACGCGGAGTGTTATGTGAAGTTCAGCAGCCGGGGTCGGGGCAGATGCAGGGTTGAAAAGTAGAGATTGTGCCGGAGCCGAGATCAATCGAAAGCCGTAGCAAATGACGGGAGAGTAATGCGGCTGTGACGTCCGGAATAACGCCCGAGTAACGAAGAAATAATGGCCATGAGGGTTGGTTATAGGAAAAAGCCGAAAAGGTTGACTTGGATTCATGAGATTAGTGAGTCGATAATTTGCGTTGAAGCAGAAGTCGAGTGCAGAAGCTGTAGATGGTTGTTCCCGACATCCTACGGCTTCACGATCTAGAACTAACCTTCAATTCTTACCCACCCCTCCCCGAATTATCTTGACTTCCCTTCCCTCATCAACGTATAACCACCCGTTATGAAGGCTTACAAGGATTTTGGCCTTAAAGAGAATCCATTCGTGCCGAGTCCGAACCCCCGGTTCCTCTACCTGACCGACCAGACGAATGCTTGCCTCTTCAAGTGCAAGTTTGTCATCGAGGAGCGGCAGGGACTCTCCCTCATCGTCGGGAAAATCGGCTACGGCAAGACTTCGGTGCTGCGCGAGCTCCTGAACGGGTACATCGACGACGAGACTTACAAGATCGCGATGCTCCCGAACGGCAGCTTCCCTTCCGAGATGCAGCTCGCGAAGGCCATCTCCAGTGAGTTGGGGCTCCCGGGTCGCCGGTCATTACTCGCGCAAATAAATGAGATACGCGACTACGCTTTCCAGATTTACGGCGGCGGCGGGACCATCATTCTCATCATCGACGAGGCGCAGAATCTTAAGGGCGCTCAGTTCGATTTCCTCCGGGAATTGCTCAATTTTGAGAGTAACGAGGCGAAGACCATTCAGATCATCATCGCCGGCCAGCCCGAGATTGAAACCAAACTGGCGACCAAGCCCGCACTCGTCTCCCGCATCATCCTGACGAACTACCTGGATACCTTCACGTTCGAGGACATGGTGGCCGCCCTGGAGCACCGGATACGCCTCGCCGGGGGTAAGCTCGACATCCTCGGTGAGGACGCGTTGAAGGCTCTCTACGTCGCTTCCAGGGGCGTCCCGCGCGAGATCATGAAGATTGCCAACGCTTCCCTTCTCCTCGCGGCCGTCAACGAAACCAGACCGATCACCGACGGCATCATCAAGCTAGCGGTCGAGAACATTTTGAGCACGGAACGAAATGGAGAACCGGAAACCACTGAACTTCGCGCAGGCGCTTCGCAGTAGGCCGCGCGAGTCACCCGATAACCAACCGGCAGAACGTCAAGTATCCACCACGGCTGATAGCCAGCTATCCACCACGGCGGCTATCCAGCAACCCACCGCGCCGGCAACACAGATTCCACCACCTAGCCTGCTAGCCACCACCCCCTCGGAACCGGCTATCCAGCAATCCCCAAAGCGCAGGGTGGATAGCCACCGGAAGAAACGTGTGGATAGCCGAAAAGGCGACCGGCATCGTGGGGACAAGGTGCCCTTCAACAACCGGTTAAGCTCGGAGACAGTCAGCCGTATCAAACACTTCTGCGTGGATCATGGACTTGAGCAACAGGAATTCGCCGAGCTCGCGGCAATCCACTTTATGGATGCGGTGGATAGCCAGAAAGCCGAAGCGTCGGATAGCAAGATAGCCTCTGATGATAGAGAATTGATGATACTATTTAGAACGGAGCTTAGTATCATCAATCTCTACCTTCAGTACAACCCCGAAAACCGGTGGAAACCGGCCGACGACTACGAGGGTCAGCGGTATAACGGGAAGGACATTCGCCTTGTCGAAATCGGCATCATCCAGACCCAATTCAACGCGAGGTTCAAGAAGGTCAACTCGTTCAAATACTACACGACCGAGATAGACGAGGCGCTGGCCGTGCCCCTCACAGGTGAGACAATCGACATCATGCTCAGACAGGGCCGCCGCAGGTGGGAACAGGCGACCGGCAAGCTTATAAGCACACCTTAAAAAACCCTTCCTAACTGATAAGAAAATCTTAACTTTAACGCCAAAAACAAGGGCGTTTCATGCTACAATGTTCGCATGTTTTGAACGTGAAAACAGGCGGCGCGTCAGCCCCTTGCCAGAGTCCAAACGCGACCGCCTGCCTTATCCGCTGACAGGCAGCGGGGCGGCAATCTTAGCATAAGTTTTGCCTCAAACAACCCCGCCGACCTGTTCCATTCTGGGAGCAGTTAAAGGCAGTGTCCGGCGGGGCAAGTAAGGATCATCGGCCGCCCGATTCGCGCATGTTTAGCGCGGGGGGTGGCCGTCTCTTTTTCCCGCCGGCGTCTCCGCCGAAAGGGGAAAATTGAGACAGACGCCACAGCCCGTCGCCACGCCGGCCGCGAACTTCCACGCCTTTACCAGAGACATCGTCGCTCTACGCGCCGCTCACGCGGCCCCCTGGGGCATCTTCCCACGCCTGGCGGCCTACCGCGTCGAGCCGGGCGGGAACGGAGCTAAACTCATCTTCGAGCAAGATCGGGGGCGCAGGAAGGCGGGCAGGCCGTGACAGCCCCGCGCCGCCCCGTGACGCTCAAGACTGCTCCTAGACGGGCGAAGCCTGACACCTCGCGCGAACTGACGGTCGAGCCCTCGGGCTTTATCCGTAACGAGTGGCTGGAGACGCTTTCCCGCATCAAGGCCGACCAGCCTAAGAGGTACGCGCGCGAGGTCTCTGCGGGCTTACAGGTGACAGTCAGGAACTACGAAGACAGGAGGCGAGCAAAACACGATGAGAGGGAAGGGAATTCCACTGCCCGGCGAACGCCCGAGCGCGCAGCCGGGGACGAGGATGCTGCTGATACCTCAGTCACCCGCCGACCCGATGAGGCTGGCCGGGGAAGCCATCGGAGACCTAAAGCGCGAGCGCCCGCCGCGCCCCGTAAAGAGCAGCAAGAAGAAGCCGAAGCGCAGGGGCGCGATAGGCGCCCCGCGTGGGTCACATTCGCAAGGTACTTCCTGAGCTTTCAAACTGAGGGTGACGCGCAACGCTCAACCCCCCTCTCGGCGTAGAAAATTTATGAAATTCATCATCAAAGGAATTAAGTCGAGCACGATTCACACCGTCCTGACGCTGACGTGGGCCGTGCTCGTCCTCCCGACGCTCCTTTGGTGGCGGCAGTCGGTGCTCTGGGTGGCGCTGATGAGTCTGTGGACGAACATCGCCTCACATTGGGCGGCGCGCGAGGCCGCGAAGGCAAAGGAGAATCAATGAAAGACGTTTCGATCACGACGATGGTGGGGTGGGCACGTATCGCTGTCATCCTCGGGTGCGCGGCGGCCTTCCTCCTCAAGCAAATTACTCTGCTCGAAGCCACGGCCGCCGCGACCGGCATCTGCGGGCTGCTCGGCGGGGTGGGCTTCATCAGCGCGCAGGACGCCGAGCAGCCGAAGCCGCCGGCCGCCTGAAAGGAGGCTCTGACATCCCTGTGATGGCCTTACAGCCTACCCCTGACCAGAACGCTCCCAACCCGCCGACCTCTAAGAAGTGCAGCGGGGAGTGTAGGCGCGTGCTGCCCGCCTCCTGCTTTCTTCCCGACCGGAACCGGAAGAGCGGCCGGCGGAGCGACTGCAAAGACTGCTATCGCGCGCGCCGGGGGAGTCAGGGCAAGGAGGGGAAGCAGGCTCGGGCACTCGCAAAGGAGCTGTGGGTCATTCGGGAAGCCTACGGGGGCATCCCGTCGCTGGCCGACGTGCTCAACCGAGCCTTAGAGGAAGTCCGGCAGATCGGCGCCATCGGGGCCAAGTTCGACGAGCAGGTGGCGGCCGTGCGGCGGGCGGTCGTGGTGCAGGGCTGCCGCAGCGCCGAGGAGGTTATCGAAGAGACGGGGCTGTCGCGCTGGGTCGTAGACCGGGCGCTGGAGAAGCTGGTCGGCGACGGCGTGCTCGAAACCCGTGACCGCTTCTGCCTGAGCGAAGAGGCGGGCGAGCCGGGCCGCCCCGTTACCGAGTACCACCCGACTGACACCCCGCGCGGCGAAATCTTTACTCACCTCTTACGCCGTGCCGTTGATGACGACCTGCTCTGAGTGCTGCCCGCAAAATAAACGCCGCTCATTGCCTTACTCTTTGACGCGTCGGGAAGAAAGGCGCGCCGAAGCGGTCTCACCAAAATGCTTATCCTACTTTTTCAAATTGCCGGAGAGTCCGCCGGCCAGCCGTGGGCCGTGGCGCTCGGCGTCCTCGCCTCAATCCTCGGCGCCATCAACGTCTATCAGCTTTATAAATCGCGCGAGGCCGGTACGTGGAAGGGCGCGGCCAACGCCTACGAAGCCGAGCTTGGGATCGTGCGTGAGCGCGCGGAGCGTCTGACCACGGAGAATCAGGACTTAACCCGACAGGTAGCCGAGCTAAAGGCCCGCACCGACCTATCGCAACTCGCGCGCGACAGCAGTGAGCAGCACTCCGGCATCATCGTCGCTCTTAAAGAATTGTCGGAGACGACGGCGCGGCAGCACGCGCAACTAACACAAGCGATGTCAGAACAGACAAAGATGTTTTTGGGATTACAGTCCCACACGGCGGGCGTCTTCGAGCAGGTCGCCGAGCAGTTCCGCGGCATCAAGGCCGAACTGGACAGGCGTTGAATTATGGCAAGTGTTGAAGCCTCGGGTGACGTGCGCGGCCTCGTCACCTTCGACGAGCAGCTAACCTACGCGGCCGCGGTCGCGCTGACGCGGACGGCGAAGGACTCGCAGGCCGCCGCCGTCGAAGCCATCCGGCGCACCTTCACCACCCGGGGGACGTGGTATCTGCCGAGCAGCCGATTCGGCGTCCGCATCAGCCCCGCGACGAAGGCGCGACTAGAGGCCGCCGTGAGAACCGCCGCCGACTGGCTCATCCCCCATGAGACCGGCGAGGACAAGGTAGCGCAGGGCGGCGGGCTGCTCGCCATCCCGATGGTCGGCAGAGGCCGCCCGCGCCCGAGTCACGGCTCGAAGGTCAGGGCGGATTTGAAGCCGCGCGCCCTCGGCGGCAGGGGCGTCGTCATCGAGACCCGGCGCGGCCCCGTCCTGTTCGCGCGTCAGGACAAGCGGCTCGTCGCCTTCTACGGCCTTGAGCGGCGGGCGCGGATTCGGAAGCGCTCGACGGTCATTGAGCCAACCGTTCAGACGTTCGGCAGGAACTTCGGCGCCAACTTGGCGGAGTCCCTCGCGGAGGCGTTAAGGACGGCGAGGTGAGTGCATGGCTAAAGGTAATAAGAAGGGCGAAGAGGTGAATATATCCGAGCTCGCGCGGCGCGCGGGGCTCAATCGAGCAACCGTCAGGGAGAAGCTCGAAAGTAAGGGCGTCGAGCCGCGGCAGAAGAAAGCTAAAGAGAAGCTGTACGACCTCGACGAAGCGCTGGGCGCGCTCCAAACCGACGGCGCGACGGGGCTGCGGAAGGCGCAGACGATGAAGACGGCGGCCGAGGCCGGCCGCGCAAAGCTCAGGCTCGACAGGGAGCGGGGCGAGCTGGTTCCGATTCACGACGTGCGCGCCGACGTGCAGGCAATCATGCAGCAGGTTCTACAGCACTTCTCGGTGACGGCCCCGGCCGCGCTCGCGCCGCAGCTACGCGGAAAGAAGGTCGCGCAGATTGAGGCGTTGCTCGGGCGCGACGCCGAGCAGTTTTTCAGGGACTTACGAGGCGAAGAGGAGACGTATCTCAGTGAGGCGGCAGCGGAGGACAAGGGTAGTAGCTGAGGCGATCGTCGCGGCGATCCCCGACACCGGCCTGACCGCCTCGCAGTGGGCGGCCAAGCACCGGCGCATCTCCGCGCTCTCGCCGATGCCCGGCCCGTGGCGCAACGAGGTCACGCCCTACCTCGTCGAGCCGATGGACTGCCTCGGCCTGCCCGGCGTCTACGAGATTATCTTCGTGGCCTCGGCGCAGATAGGTAAGACCGAGTTTTGTAACAACGGCGTGGGGTACTTCATGCACCATGAGCCGAGTTCAATCCTCTACGTCGCCGAGACGGACAAGAAGGCCGAGGCGTGGTCGAAGGAGAAACTAACTCCGATGATTCGCGCCACGCCGGTACTTCGGTCTTTGGTCAGGGACAGGCGCGAGCGCGACTCGGGCAACACCATCGAGGGCAAGTCCTTCCCCGGCGGCTTCCTCGCCATCGGCTACGCGACGAGCGCCGAGACGCTTTCCTCGCGCTCCTCCCGCGTGGCCTTCCTCGACGAGCGCGACGCCTACAAGCGGACGAAAGAGGGCGACCCGGCGGCGCTGGCCGAGAAGCGCACCATCACCTTCAAGGAGCGGCGGAAGGTCGTCAAAGTGTCGAGCCCGCGCGACCGGCTGGAGCCTCCGCAGGGTGCTCCACCTGACGCCCCAAAGTTTTCGCCTATCGAGTGGGAGTATGAGCAGAGCGACAAGCGCAAGTATTGGGTTCCGTGTCCCCACTGCGGCGAGTATCAGGTCTTGACCTGGAAGAACGAGGCGGGCGACTACTGTATCAAGTGGGACGGCGACGACGTAGAAAACGCCTTCTACGCCTGTCAGGTCTCGGGCTGCGTCATCGAGCACGAACACAAGGCCGACATGCTTGCGGCGGGTGAATGGCGCGCGGAGAACCCTTTCAACGGCCGCGCCGGCTTCTGGATTTGGGAGGCTTACTCTCCCTTCGTTACCTGGGGACAGATCGCCGCCAACTTCCTGCGAGCCAAGAATGACGCCGAGCAGTTGAAGGTCTTCGTCAACACGACTCTCGCGCAGGGGTGGGAAGAGTTTCAGGGCGGTATCGAAGTGACAGACCTCGAAGAGAGGCGCGAGCCTTACATCGAGTTCCTGCCCGACGGCGTGCTCATCATCACCGCCGCGACCGACGTGCAGCACAACCGCTTAGAGTATGAAGTCGTCGGCTGGGGTCAGGACTTCGAGAGCTGGTCACTCGATTACGGCGTCATCCCCGGCGACCCGTCGCAGGCTGAAGTCTGGGAAAAGCTAAAGGTCGCGCTGACCCGCGGCTTTGAATACGAGGCGGGTCTCGGCGGCGTCGAGCTGGCGGACGACGAGAGCGGCGCCAGCGCCGTGCTTCAGATGCGTGTCATGGCGGCGTGCATAGACTCGGGCGGGCATCACTCGGAAGACGTGTATCGCTTCTGCCGCGCGAACGCCGCACGCCGCTTCTACGCCGTGAAGGGCGCGAACGTGCCCGGTAAGCCGCTCGTCTCCCAGCCTTCTTTACTCAGGAAGGCCGGCGGGTTCGTGCGCCTCTACACCGTGGGAACTGAGACGGCGAAAGACACTTTCGTCAACCGGCTCGCGGTCAAAGAGGCGGGGCCGGGCTTCTGTCACTTCCCCGACGAGTTCGAGCGCGACGGCCGCATTTACTACGGTGAGGACTACTTTAAACAGTTGCGCTCCGAGCACGCGGTTATGAAGCGCACGAAGCGCGGGACGGCGCGCGTGTGGGAGAAGATAAAAGCGAGCTGGCGTAACGAAGCTCTCGACCTGCGGGTCTACAACATGGCCGCGCTCGCCATCCTCGGCATTGACCGGGAAGCCCTCGACAGACTCGCCGAGCGCCGCGCCGAGGGTAAGCCCCTGCCGCAGCCCCCGGCCGAAGGCCAGAAGAGGAAATCAATAATCCGCAGCACTGGTAAGGGCTTCGTCCCGCCCTTCTCGCGCGGCGGGTTCGGAAGGAGATTCTAGGTGAACAGCTACGAACCGACAGAGATAACGCCCGGTGAGACCATCGAATGGTCAAAGGCTCTCGCCGCCTACAGCCCGGCCGAGGGTTGGGCGCTCACCTACTACTTCCGCAACGCCTCGGGGACGGGCTTCGACGCTACGGCTACGGCCGGCGTCAATTCGTGGGAGGTGTCCGTAGTCGTGCCCGCGAACGTCGGCGCGGGGCGGATAGATTGGGAGGCGTGGGTTAAGAAGGGGAGCGACGAACGCCTCGCCGACAAGGGTACGGCGACCGTCACGGCGAGCCTTAAGGCGACCGCCGCCAACGCTCAGGTAGATAACCGCTCGCAGGCCGAGAAAGACCTCGACGCGGTGCGGGCGGCGCTCTTCCCCGCGACCTCCGCCTCGGTGCAGGAGTATGAGATCGGCGGGGTCAATTCAAGCCGCCGCATACGCCACTTCGAGAAGTCCGAACTGCTCGCGCTCGAAACGAGTCTCGCGCAGCGGGTGAACGCCGAGAGGCGAGCCTCCGCCCGCGGGAACGGCGCACCCTACTTTAAGAACATCTACCCGAGGTGAAGCCATGGGCCTGAATCCTTTAAACCTAGACCTTCCCCCGATGTCGGCCGTTGTGGCGGAGCGCAGACGCACAGCCGCCGCGGTTCAGTTAGAGCGGCGGATTGAGGAAGGTAAGCGCGAGATGGCACGCGTCCGCCAGATGGCGCGCGCCTACGGCGCCGCCCGCCAGTACGCCGCCGCCACGGTTGACCGCTTCTCGTCCGACTGGTCGGTGGCGTCTACGACCTACCAGACCGAGATTTACCGGCACCTCCGCTCCTTGCGCGCGCGCAGCCGGGATATGGCGCGGAACAATCCCCACATGAAGCGGTTTCTGGGGATGGTGCGCCGTAACGTCGTCGGCCCCGCCGGCATCAAGCTACAGGTGCGCGCGAAGCGTGGGAACGAACTGGACGAACTGCTCAACAACGAGGTGGAGGAAAAGTTCAAGGAGTGGGCTTTGCCGGAGAACTCCTCGGCCTCGGGTAAATACTCTTGGGTGGACTGTCAGGGAATGGCGATACAGACGATGGCGCGTGACGGGGAGTTTCTGTGTCGCTTCATCGAAGATGATAACCCGTTCGGCTTCTCTCTTCAGTTCTACGATGCCGCCTATCTGGACGAGACTTTTAACGAAGTCCTCAAGAACGGCAACCGCGTCGTGACGTCCGTCGAGGTGAATAGAAGGAACCGCCCCGTCGCCTACTACTTCACCACGCCGAAGTATGACGTGGCGCCTTACGTCACCGAGAGCATGGAGCGGGTGAGAGTCCCGGCCGAGGAGGTCGTCCATTGCTTCCTGCCCTTCGAGGACGACGGCCAGATCAGGGGCGTGCCGTGGGCGCACGCCGCCATGTGGAACCTGCGCAAGCTCGGCCAGTTCGAGGAGGCCGCGCTCATCAACGCCCACATCGCCGCGTGCAGCATGGGCTTTATGATTCCGCCCGCCAACGCCGAAGGTGCGGGCATACCCGAGGAAGAGGGGCGCGCGCCGATAGAGGCCGAGTACGTGCCGGGCGTTCTGCGAGAGCTACCGCCCGGCTACGACGTGAAGACGATTGACGCGGCGCACCCCAACAACGACTTCGACCCGTTCACCTCGACGGTGCTGCGCGGCGCCGCCTGCGGCCTCGACGTGTCTTACTTCGCCCTCGCGGGAGACTTAGAGGCGGTCAACTACTCGTCGGCGCGCGTCGGCCTGCTCGACGACCGCGACACCTACCGCACCCTTCAAATCTTCCTCATTAACCACTTCTGCCGGCGCGTCTATCAGCGATTCCTCACGCGCGGAGTTCTGACGGGGGCGCTTAACATCCTGCCCTCGGATATTGGGCGCGTAAAGATGCCGGACTTCCAGCCGAGGGGCTGGGATTGGGTAGACCCACTCAAGGACGTGGCGGCCAACGTCGAGGCCATCAACAACGGCTTAGACACCCGCTCGCGCGTCATCGCGGAGCGCGGCGGCGACTTCGAGGAGGTCGTGCGCAGGCTCGCCGAAGAGCAGGAGTTTTTGCAGAAGCACGGCGTCGTGACGAAGAGCGGGGAGCTTGCCGTGCTCGCTTCTATCGCCGCCGCTACCGATGGCAAGGGGTAAGTGAGTGCTGCGTACAAAATAATTGTTTGAGGCCGTGCCATAGTGCCGTCCGGGGAGCCACCCCGACGAAGCTATGGCACGCACCTCAGAAGACATTAAAAAGTTACTCGGCCAGCCGCTCAAGCACTCGTTCCCGTTGGACGACGGCGAGAGTCGCGCAGCCGCCGTCGGAGCTGCCGCGCTTGATGAAGAGACGCGCAGCGTCTCTCTCATCCTCACGACCGACCGGCCTATCTTCCACGGCTTCGCCTACATCAAGCTCGACCACTCGCCCGAGTGCATCAAGCTCGACCGCCTGAGAACTGCCGCGCCCTTCCTCGAAAACCACGACCCCGACCGCCGCCTCGGCCGCCTGCGCGACCCGGAGACAGACGGGCAGGTCTTACGCGTGCGCGCCCGCTTCTCAAACCGCCCCCTCGCCAACGAAATTTTCGAGGAAGTCAAAGACGACCTCGCCGCCGGCGACTACACGCCGACCTCTTCCGTCTTCATCGTCCACAAGTTCGCGCCGAAGTCGGAGGGCGAGATTGACGGCTATCCGGTTTACCGCGCCGTCCTGTGGGAGCCGATAGAGGGGTCTGTCGTCTCTGCCGCCGCCGACATCGCGGCGGGCATCGGGCGCGCGATGGCCGACGAGGAGGACAGGGCGCACGACTCTGAGAGTTGCACTATTGAAGGTTGCCCCGAGTGTGCGGCCGCCGCCGCAGAAGATGGAGGGCGACAAGCCCCGATAGAACCGGCGACCGCCGCAGCGCGCGCCGCGAGTATCACACCGAAGGAGAACGTCATGGAAGCGAGAGACGAGATTTTGAAGCTCGGCGAGATGCTCGGGCAGGTGGACTTGGCGCGGAACTACATCGCCAACGACAAGACGCTGGACGAGTTCAAGGAGGCCGCGCGCGCCGTCCTCAACAAAAACCAGCCCGTCGTCGAGCCGGGGCAGCAGCCCGTAGACCTGACGCCCGACGAGAAGAAACGCTACTCGATGGCGCGCGCCATTCTCTCGGCGCTCGACGGCGAGAAGTCTTTCGAGCGCGAGGTCTCGGACGAGATCAGCCAGAGGATAGGCAAGAGGCCGCGTAACGACCGCTCCATCTTCGTGCCGACGGGCGTCACGCTCTACGGCGGCCCCGAGTTCAAGCGCACGCCGCTGACTACGGCCGGCGCGTCCACGGGCGCGGACATCCTCTTCGTCGAGCCGGGTTCGTTTATCGAGATGCTGCGCGCCCGCGCGAAGGTCTTCCAGTTGGGCGCAACCCTGCTTCCGGGGCTGACGGGTAACGTCGCCTTCCCGAAGCAGACCGGCGCGGGCACGCTCTACTGGCTCGGGGAGAACCCCGGCGCGGACGTTACCGAATCGAACATCAGCCTCGATCAAGTGGTGCTCGCGCCCAACACGGCGATGGCGCAGCAGGGCTACTCGCGCCAGCTCCTCCGCCAGTCCGGCGGCGTCGTTGACCAGCTCGTCACCAACGACCTGCGCCGCACGGCCGCCCTCGGCATAGATCGCGCCGTCGTCCACGGCGCGGGCGGCGACGAGCCGACCGGCATCTACATTGCCTCGGGCGTCAACCCCGTGCCGTCCGGCGGCGCTATCACCTACCCGAAGGTCGTCCAGATGGAGACCGAGGTGGCGATGGACGACGCCGACATCGGGGAGATGGCCTACCTGACGACGCCTGGCGTGCGCGGCGCGGCGAAGACCACCCAGAAGTTCACCGGCACGAACGGCCAGCCTATCTGGGAAGGTAACGAGATGAACGGCTACCGCGCCGAGGCTTCGACGCAGGTGCGCTCCAACATGGGCGCGGGCACGAACGAGCACGGCATCGTCTTCGGCGTGTGGCCGCAGGTCATCGTCGGCGAGTGGGGCGCGATGGAAATCCTGACCGACCCCTACACGCTCGCCGGCCGCGGCCTCGTCCGCCTGGTGCTCTTCCTGATGGCCGACGTGGCGCTGCGCTACCCCGAGGCGTTCAGCAAGGGCACGGGTCTGACCGCTGCGTAAGGCCGAGATGGGATTTCTCGAAACAAGAGTTGAAGAGTTGTTGAGCGCCGCGGGTGCGGCGCGAGGGGAGAGCGAGATGGCTTTGAGCACGAAAGATAACGACGACCCGAAGCGCCGGCTGGTCAAGGTTAGGTTCCTCCGCAACACCGCCGACGACGGCGTGGACTACGGCCCCGACTACCCCAAGAAGGTGGCGACCGTCCCCTTCAACCGCGCGCAGGGCTACATCACGACGGGGCGCGCCGAGGCGGCCGGCGATGACGACGAGTTGAAGGAGATCGAGGAGGCCGCGCGCGCAGCCGGCAATCTCCCCGACGACAAGAAGGCAAAGAAGTAAGCCGTGGGACTCGCCGACGACCTGACGCCTTTCTTCAACCTCGACGAGCACGCCGTCGAGGCGGCCATCCAGACGCCGCAGGGCGCGGCCCTGAGGACGATAAAGGTCATCCTCTCGCTTCCGGTCGGAGAGGTTCAGGTCGGGGCAGGTGAGGTCGCACACCTTCAGCCGTCTTTTCAATGCGCGACCTCAGACCTTCAGGGCGTCATCAAGAACTATCTCGCCGTCATCGGCGGTGCCACTTACAAGGTCGTCAGGCGCGAGAACGACGGGACGGGACTCTCGACAGTGTGGCTGATGAAAGTAAATGCCGGGTAAGCGCCAGCAGATAGTTGACAAGGTTAAGGAGCGGTTCGCGGGCATCACGATTGCGAACGGCTACCAGACCGACATCGGTTTGAAGCAGACCGAATGGAACCCCGGCCCGAAGGGCGCAGACCCCGAGGCCGACGAGCTGCCCGGCCACGACATCCGAGACGAGGTCGAGACGGCCGTCGTTAAGGATAAGAACTCGGGGACGTTTGACAGGGAGCTTGAAATCGTCGTCACCGCTGAACTGATAGAGCCGGGGGCGGGCGTGGCGCTCGGCAGGAAGGCTCTTGAAGACCTGATTAAAGCGGTGGCGGTTGACCCTACTTGGGGAGGCTTGGCACGCCGCACGTTGCCGGTTGACGACGTTGTAGACGTGGACCCGCTCGGGCAGCAGATAAGCGCAGCCCAACTCAGGTTTAAGGTTGAATACAGCCGCCGCCCGTGGGAGGCATGAAGTTTGAGGTGACGAGATGATTCAGGACAGCCTTAACGCTAATTTCTTCTCGGGGCAGGGGCAGGTGCTCATCGCCAAGCGCAGCGCCGCGGGCATCGCCGGCGCGTTCTGGTTCGTCGGCAACGCCCCGAAGTTTGAGCTTAAGCCCACGATGGAACGGCGCGAGCACAGGGAGTCTCAATCCGGCTCGCGCCTCATCGACAAGGTACAGACGACGACGAAGGGCGGCACGCTCGACCTCACGCTCGAAGACATCCGAAAGGATAACGTCGCGCTACTGCTCTCGGGCAAGAAAGTGACGCTGGCCTCGGGCAGTTACACGTCGGGCACCCCTGACACCTTCCCCTCGGGGTTGGTCGTCGGCTCGCTCGTCAAGCTGTCACGCCCGAACGCCACCTCAATCGTCGTGAAGGACTCGGCCGGCACGCCGGCCACGCTCACGGCCGGCACGCACTACGTCGTGCGCGACGCAAAGCACGGCATCATCGAGATTCTGAGCCTCGGCGCGTTCGTGCAGCCCTTCAAGGGTGAATACAGCTACGCGCAGACGGAAATCGTTACGACCTTCGAGGCGAACGATGACGACGAGTATTGGGTGTATTTTCTCGGCGTCAACACCGAGGGCGTCCCCGACCAGCAGATCGGCATGGACATCTACCGCGTCGTCTTCAACGCCGCCGAACTTATCGCGCTCATCAACGAAGAGCAGGGGACGTTCGACATCTCGGCGCGTGTGCTGCGCGACAACGTGCGCGCCTCGGACGCCAACTTCGGCGGCTTCGCCCGCTGGCTCTACATCGACGCCAACGCCTAACAGGGAGTGAGTAATGACGAAGAAAGCCAGTAAGAGGGCGGCGGGTGACGCCGCCGACGCGCCCGAGGCCGAAGCGCCACCCGCCCGCGTCGTCAAGTATGTGGTCAACCGACCGTACAGCGCGGGCGAGGCTCCCGACATCGTTGACGCGGAGGTCACGCACGAATACGAGGACGGGGAAGACCTGCTCCGCCTGCGCCTCGTTAACCCGCCGCGCGGCGTCGAGGACGACGTTAAGCGTGTGCGTCGCGACGACGCCCGCGCGCTGGGCACATGGTTTGACCCGGCCGCGCCCGCGGAGTCGGCCGAGGAGGTGACGGAGTAATGGCGACAGTCGTAGCACCGGACGCCGCTGACGAACTCGCGCAAGCTCTCGGGCAGGTGAGCGAGACCGTCACCGTCAAGGTGAGCGGAAAGCCCCGCGAGGTGACGGTGACGCCGCTCCGCCTCCGCCAGTTCGCCCGCGCCCTGAAGTGCGTTCAACGTCTCCGCGACGCCGGCCTCGTCGAGACCGGCACACTCAAAGACATCGCCGAGGGCGACGACGCCGAAGAGGCAATCAAGCGCCTCGACTTCCTCAAGATGTTTCTTAACGGCGGGGAGGAAATCGTCAACGTCCTCACCATCGCCGTCGAGGGGAAGATGCGCGCCGAGCACGTTGACGCCCTCGACCTCGCCGACGGCGCGCGGCTCGCCTCGGCGGTCTTCGCGGTGAACCTGGATTTTTTTTACCTGAATCGGGAGACGATTCAGGCGGCGCTCGCGCCGGCGGTCAAGGCCGTCGAAAAGGTAGTGGACGAAGGCGTGGAAGCTCTTGGGCTGCCGCCATCGACAGACTCGCCGGAGCAGGATACCCCCTAGCCGAAATTCAGGAGTTCACCCTCGCCCAGATACGGCTCTTCTCGGTGTCCGCGTCACGCCGCTACAGGGAAGACGCCGCATTTCTGCTGTACCTCGTCAGGGTCGGCGCGTGGGGCAAGCATGAAGACGTAGAGAAGTTCACGCGGGCGCTCACCTCCTGAGCCGCCCGCGTTATCTTCAAAGGCTCTTTTCCTTCCAATGGCACGCACCCAACAAGACATTCTCGTCAAGATTAAAGTCCTTCTCGAAGGACTCGGGAATGTGCGTGCGCTCGCCGGCCACGTTAAAGAGTTGAACGGCGGGAGCGGGCAGACGGCGGCGCTGGCCGGAAACATTGACCGGCTCGCGGGAGCCGTCGATCGACTCGCCAACGCGTCGGGGAAGACCGCGAAGTCCAGCGGCGGCTTCGTGCGCTTCCTCGTCGGCGTCTCGGCGGTCGTCTCTACCCTCGCCACCATCCCCCAAGCCTTCCAGGGCATCAACAAGCTGCTCGACCTCGCCGAGCGTCTGGGGGGCGGTCTCGGCGGCCTCTTCGGGAAGCTCACAGGGCTATTCCAGCGCGCGGGGGCGGCAGCGTCGAGCGCCCTGTCGTCGGTCGGCTCTTCGCTCTCAGGACTCGTCAGCGGGGCGGGGGCGGGCGCTGGCGGGGCGCTGGCTGGCATAGGCGGGGCGCTGGCCGCCCTCGCCCCCTTCGCGCTCGCTGCGGCCGCCGCGCTCGTCGTCGTCGTCGGGGTGGTGGCGGCGGCGGCGGCCGGCTTCCTCTCGCTCGCCGCTTCGGTCGGGGTCGGTGCCGTCGCGCTTACCTTCATCGCGCAGCGCGGGCTTGAGGTTCAACGCTCGCTTGAGCAGGTGCGGCTCGGCATCGCCGCAATCATCACCTCTCTGGCCGACGTGAAGGTGGACGGCCTGCCCGTCGAGGGCGCGGAGAAGTTCCGCGCCGCGATGGCCGTCTCCGCCGACCAGTTAAAGAAGCTCCAGGTGGACGCCGTCAACACGGTGGCGACCTTCGAGCAGATTGCCCCCGCGTTTCAGACCGCCATCGGGCCGGGGCTGGCCGCCAAGCTCACGCTCGACGAAATACGGGGCATCACGGTCAAGGTCGTGCAGGCGGCCTCCGCCATCGGCCTGCCGCTCAATCAGGTCAGTCAGGAAGTCCGCGCCATCCTCGAAGGCACCATCAACGAGGACGCGCGCCTCGCCAAAGTGCTCGGCATCTCTAACGAGATGGTCAAGTCGTGGAAGGCGCAGGGGAAGCTCGCCGAAGAGTTGAACAAGCGCCTCGCGGGCTTCGCGGTCGCGGGCGTCGAGGCCGCCGAGACGATGGACGGCCTGACCTCGAATCTTGAAGAGGCTTTGAACGTCTTCTCGGCCGAGGCGACGGGGCGAGCCTTCGACGCTCTCAAAGGCGAGTTCAAGCGGCTCCTCCCGCAGCTCTTCGACTTCAAGAGCGCAGGGATAGCCGCGCAGTTTAAGGGACTCACGACGCTGGCCGACGAGGTGCTGGTCAGGGTCGTGCGCATCGGGGGCGGGATAGCGCAGAGCATCGTCTCGGGTCTGCGGCAGGCTTCGGCGTTCGTCCAACAGAACCGCAGCCAGATCGACGCCGTGCTGAATCAGATAGAGCTAATGGTGCGCCTGCTGCTGCGCGCCGTGGGCGTCGTCGCGCAGATCGCCACCTCTTCCGCGACGTGGGGCAGCACGCTCTCGGCGGTGCAGACCATCCTCGGGTTAATTAACGTCATCCTCGCGCTCGTCCTCGACCAGTTCCGGCAGATGGCCCCTTACCTTCAGCTCGCCATCCTCGCCGCAAACCTGCTCATCGCTTCACAGCCCGCCCTCGCCGCCGCCGCGCGGGTCGGCGCCGGCGGGGCGAGCGGGCAGGAGCCGACCGGACTCAGTTCCGTGCGGCTCAACCCGGACGGGAGCCTCAAGGGTGGGATTAGCGTCGCGGGCGGTGCGCGAG